GAATATGTTCAACTTACAACCAAGTCTGGCGCGCAGATTAGACTAGATGAAAGTAATGGGTTTGTATACCTTATCAATCGCGACGGTACAGCCTGGGTGCAGATGGATCAAAAGGGAAATATTGACATCTTCGGCGCAACTAGCATTTCTATGCGAGCACAAAAAGATATTAATCTTCGTGCAGACGGGAATGTTAATATCGAAGCCGGACAAAATATTTTCATGAAGGCTGCTAAAGATACAAAAACCTCAACTACATCCTTTACATACGATATAAACAACGTTCCAAAACCGTCGACAATTCCTTACTACAAATTTGTAGGAGAAGGTGCCGGCGAGGGAGGTAATATTGTAATGCAGGCCCTTAATGACACTCATACCAAAGTTAAAAATAATTCCTATATTACAATAGGAAAGAATTTTGAATTAAAGGTTACCGGTACAATTGATATCAGTGCAGATGGCGAATATAACCTTACAGCACCTAGTATTAAGAATGTCGGCGCAGTTAAGATTCGAGGCACACTTGATGTAACAGGTGCAACAACTCTCGGAAGTACATTAGGTGTGAAGGCAGGCGTAAATGCCAGTTCGTTGAGTTTGTCCGGAAATATTACAGCTGGTACAATTGTAGGAACCTTCCCCGGACTTCGCAGCGGGCCTGGCGCAACCACCGGCGGTCCCGGAACAGCCGGCCCGTCAGTTAATATTCCAACACCACCGGCGGTGACTCCTGCAGAAGTTAAGCAACTTGTTGAAAAGATTAATATCCTAGCCACATGGTCTGATCCAGAATCAAAGTTCAAACGAAATGCAGAATCAGTGCAGACAACGGTTAGTGTATTACCGACATACGAACCATGTCCTGAGCACGAGACATTTAAATTCTCATCAATTGCAGGATATTCTCCAGCCCAAACAGAAGGTGCAAAGACTTACGAAGGATCTGGCGGCGGAGGAGCAACAACTTCGCCGCCAACAAACACCGACCCTGGTGCAAATAATAAAGAGTTGCCGCCAACGCCGGCTACTGAAAGTGCTGTGTCTAAAGACTTTAATATGGCAGCCTATGAGTGTCAATTAAAGATACACGAAGGTGTAAAATATGTTTCGTATAATGATTCACTAGGTTTACCAACAGCCGGAATCGGTCATCTATTAAGAACTAATGAAATATCTCAATATCCTGTACCAACACCTGTAACACCAGCGCAAGTGTCGGCCTGGTTCCAACTAGACGCACCTATTTCTATCTCTGGAGCACAAAGATTATTGGGTGTCGACACATGGGGCGGATTATCTGATATTAGAAAACGTGCATGTGCAGATTTATGTTACAATATGGGCGAGCGCAGATTATCAAAATTTGTTAGATTTATTGCGGCTATGAAGGCAGGTAATTATGATCTTGCAGGACAATCTTTAAGGGAATCAATTTGGTTTACGCAGGTAGGATTACGCGGGCCAAAGATTATTGCAATGATTGTGCAAAATATAGATCCTAACGGCTGCGATAAGAAATTCCCCGCCGCTTAATATACTCCCATTTAATTCTGTTGATAAATAACAGAAAGGGAGTATTATGGCATCTATTCAAACCGGATTAGTACAACAGAAGCGAGTTACTCGCACGCCTTTTTTTGTAGGCTTTAATACCGTGAATCAACCTAACCCCCCATACTCGCTAACTAATTTAGAATTGGTTAAAAGAGATATTCTTAATCACTTTGCTACACCATTAGGATCACGAGTAATGTTACCGTCATTTGGAACTCGTATCTACGATTTACTATTTGACCCGTTTGATGAATATACAAGAAATGCAATCATTGAAGATGCTGTTCGTGTTGTTGCAACAGACCCGAGAGTTGAATTAGTGTCAGTGGACGTCTTTCAGGAAGATCAAGCATTAAATGTTATTATGGTCGTTTTATTTAAACCGGAATCGGTGACTGATAATCTGTTCGTCACATTTAGTCTTAAGGACAGGGAGACATTTTAATGTCAGAATCAATTCGCCAATCAAACTTATTTGCTGCCGAAGACTACAAGAAAGTTTTCAAGGCATATCAATTTATTGATTATACTGCTTACGACTTCGATACTCTGAAGCAGGCTCTAATCAATTACATCCAAACATATTACCCAGAGGATTTCAACGACTATATTGAAAGTTCTGAATTTATTGCAATCATTGAATTGATTGCATATTTTGGCACAAGCCTTGCATTCAGAACAGACCTAAACAGCCGCGAAAACTTTATCGATACCGCCGAGCGTAGGGAAAGTATTATCCGTCTTGCACAGATGGTTAATTATGTTCCGCGTAGAAATATTCCTGCAAGTGGTCTATTTAAAATTGCAGCAGTGCAAACAGACCAGCCGCTTACAGATGCCAACGGCGTAAACATTAACGACCTAACAATCTACTGGAATGATCCAAACAATCCCGATTGGTTCGATCAATTTGTGCAAATTTGCAATGCTGCCTTTAGCACACTCAACCCATTTGGTCGTCCAACTAAGAGTGGCACAATTGGCTCAATTCCGACGGATTTATATCAGCTAAACAATGTAACAAAATTAACGGTCACATATCCAACTACCATTACGGTTAACGGCCAACAATATCCAATTGATGTCTGTAATCCCGACTTTGTAACAAACGAAACAATCTTCGAACGAGATCCCGATCCTGCCAACCCGTTTAACTTTATCTACAGAAACGACAGCTTAGGTGTATCGTCTGACAACACTGGATTCTTCCTGTATTTCAAACAAGGTAATCTAATTAACATTGATACAAACTTTGAATTTGCTGTACCAAACAGAGTCTTCCCGATAGACATTCAAAATATCAACCAGGATGATGTGTATGTTCAAGAAACAGATCAGGCCGGTAATGTCTTAGCAAAATGGATTAAGGTTCCTGCGCTCGCCGGTGAAAACATTATCTACAATAGTATTCAATTTTCAGAAAGAAACATTTTTGATGTAATATCGGGTGCAGGTGACACAGTCACTATTAGATTTGCTGATGGTAACTTCGGTAATGTTCCTACAGGATTATTTAGAACATGGGTTCGCATAAGTGCAAATCAAGCACTTGTAATTCGCCCAAATGATGCGCAAGGCTTGCAGATTAATATTCCATATATCGGGTCGGACTTACAGCCATATACTCTAAGAATTATTTTTAATCTCGAGCAAACAATCGGTAATGCTGCTCCGGCAGAAACAGACGAACAGATTAAGTTACGTGCGCCTGAAGTATTTTCTACACAATCAAGAATGGTTAATGGTAGCGACTATAATGTTCTGCCACTCATCTACGGAAATCAGATTGCGAAAATACAGGCCCTAGACAGAACCTATAGTGGGCAGAGTCGTTATATTGATCTTAACGATCCAACAGGATTTCACCGTGATCTAATTATCTTCGGTGAAGACGGCGCATTGATTAGAGATAATCAAAATATACTCGAACAAGTTATTAAAGATTCATCTAATTCAGGTAATATTGAAACAATTCTTATAAACACAATTCAAGAAATGTTACGAGATAGTAAAGTAAGTTCATTTTTCTATGATGAATATCTATCACAATTTGAATCTAAGATTAGAGTAAATAAACAGTTAATTACTGATCCCGGATATTCTTTATTAGAATTAGGAAATCCTTATCAGACAGGATTATACTGGAGAACAAGTCCTGTAAAATTCAAAAATGATACTGGATATTTTTCTGATGCACCTAATACAGATAATCCACAGGCACTTGTAAATACGCTAAATCCAAATAACCCATCTTCTGGCAACCTAAATCAATATCAACCATGGGGATTTATAACCGATGGTTCAGTATTGCAGATGGGCACAATAAGTAATCCAGCATCTATAAATTCAGTGAGTGTCAATAGTGTTATTCAAGCAGGTATTCCGCTTATTATTACACCATCGAATCCTTATGCAAATATTGGACCTATTGAACTTGGCAAGGAAGAACAAACTAGTTTTCAAGCAGCAAAAGTATACCCTGCCTTTAGAAATGATTTAACTACAGATGAGATTAATGAAATTGTTGCAGCTATTACAGCCGGTATTTCATTCTGGCTATATTACGATCTGCTGACTAATGAATGGCATACATCAACAGCAGCCACGCCCGGATTATCAGATCAAATTGATCAACCATGGAAGTATGCACCACCAATTAACGAGGGAGATCCTCTCTTAGAGGAAATCTATTCGGATTGGCCACCATATGCAGCCGGTGGTTTGCTCTATATTACCATTGCAAGTAATAATCAATTAGGAACTACTACCTACGATCTTTCGGCTAGAGGACGCGTCTATGTGTTTGAATCATACAGAGATGTTAGATTCTATTGGGAGCCAAATCAGGTTGTGATTGATAATGCATCAGGACTTGCATTGCAAGACACGATTGAAATTATGCCGTTTGTTAATACAAATCAACTTATCGATAATAACGAACCACCTATTCCCATTCCTAACCCCCAGGATGTATTCCTAAAGCGTCAGGTACCGTTTAACATTACAGGTGTATTCATTCAGGATGACGGATATCAGGATACCTCTAAAATAGAAGTTTCTCTTGTCGATGCAGACAGCGACGGAATTCCCGATGATCCCGAGGGATTCGATTCTATCGTCTCCCCCGAAGATAGGGTAGTATATGAATATGTTAACAATGAAGTTACCGGATATCAAACTACACGCCCGTGGATTTGCAATTGGGGTACACAATTACAAAATATAACTACAGACTTATACGTTTATTTCCCTGTAGAATTTCCTGGAATTTCAACTGAATTATATAGTTCACCATACATTGCTGACCAATTGCTTT